CCTTAGCGCTGTCATAAGTGTAATTAGCGGGGGTAGTAAAAGGCCAACTATTTGTAGCCCCTGTGGCTTTTAATTTAGCCTCTCCCGCAGTTACCTCGATAAGAGACGAATTATATGTATAATTAGCGGGCACTGAATAAGGCCAGTTTCGTTCTGAAGTACCGGGGACAACAGATCCAGTAACCAAAAAGAACTGACCATTAAGATCAGTCATGCCTATACAGCCATCTATATAAATTTCATCCCCGTCCGCGTAATCGTTCCCAACTACTGTAATCACCCCGGGATCAGCTTGAGTAATACCACTTATAGAAAGAGGGTCCTCAGTGACAACGCCGCCATCAGTAAAGATACGCATATACCCTTCTGTAAAAGAAAGGATATAGGCTTCATCATCAGCAAATGTAAAAGGAATAAAATGGGCTACGTTATTACGGCGTGTAGTTCTGGCGTGTTCAAAGCCCGGACGATAGGACGTCGGGCCATGAATTGCTGTAAGAAAGTTCTCCCCAACCAAGACACCACTTTTATATAGATCTAGGTTAGGTCTATCTTTTAGTTTAGGAGTTAAAACTCCATGCCTAAAATCATAAATAGGTACATTAAGTTCTGCCATTTTGCCCCGTATATAATCCTGTCGTACGGGAGCCACCGAATGTCCGGCGACCCTGGAGCATCTTGCTCTCCCTATACGCTACCGGGGGGTTGGCTTTCCCGTTTTTAGCTTTGGCTTTTAGCTCTGCGGTTTTTAAGCCGTCAGCAATTCTTTTTCCTAAAGATACATTTCCAGTTAATTTATAAACAATCTCACTAGCCAAAGCATAAGCAAAATACATTTTAAACGACGGACTAAATTTAACTACTAAGAGTTGATCAAAAGTATAGCCAATATCTAATGAAGCGGCGCCACCATTATCGATATAAATGTTCCCATCCTGAATCACATAATTCCAACGTGAAAGAGGATAGTCCCAATATTTAATATAATTTAGAGATAGATAGTCGTTAGGAAGTACATACGCATCATCAAACCCAAAATCAGGGGCTGTTGCGTTTAGAGGAATGGAATCTGTTTTAGAAGCAAAATTCCAGGGGAACCCTTCAAGCGTGTTTTGTCGCACATCGTCATACCAACGATTTGCTACAACAGCCGCTTTATCAGTCCCGGGCACTACTACATCGTTAATGTTTTCCGTTTTAATTACGTCCAGTGCCAAATTAACGATGTCAGTTGCTGAATTGGATACAGACATAATATCTCCTTTTTGAGGGGAGAAGCAGAGGGGCCTTTACCCCTCTGCCCAACATGACATCAGACATTCTCCCTTGGATCGTAATTAAGCTGCTGCGTATTCTCTGCGAACGAGCTTTAATCTTACAATAATCGTACCGTTTGCTGCTGGGTCCGCGTTTGTCTTGAACGCTAAAGTATATGTCTGTCTCTCACCTGATACATCGCCCGCCAGAGTATAAAGAGCCGCGTTCTGGTTTGCTATCACAAGGCCCTTTATAGGACTGTGACCTGCTCCGGGTGCCAAAGCGCTTGACATATCCAAAGATCCGGCAAGAGCGTCTACATCTATAACCGCACCACCATTCTCCGGATTCTCATAAATACCAAGATCAACACTGTTCATTCCTGTTATCGCTGAACAAGTAATCTCTCCACCTACCGGTATGAAATTCGATGGAACTTCACAAAACCTGTAGATAGAATCAGCGTCGTCTGTAGCGAGTATAGGTACCTTGGCAACTATGTCAAGGGTATCCCCGCCCGCCCCAGCAACCGCTACTGCGTCTATAGGTAGCTGAGTCGTTGCGTCCTTTAAATATGATGTTCTATCAACTAAAGCCATTGTAATCCTCCTTATTTTATCAAACTATTATCTTGTCAAAAACCATTAATATCAAACACTAAACAGCAGCAAGAACCTGAGCAATCGTGATTGTATACGGCAAGCCGTCTATAACCGCGACTACTAGATCCGTGGCAGCTGGAACACCAGAATAAGCCGTAAGCTCACTGGCTTTCAGTGTCGCTAGATCATATACATTAGCAGCCATTATTGTCCTCCTTGGTTAGTTCTCAATTAATAAAAAATACGGTAGGGGCCGGATTTACCGGCCCCGCCGTCTAACTACTTATTAATAGAAAACTGCCGGATCTTTAACAGTGGTCTGGAACTTAATTACGTTGTTACCGTTCGTTCTCACTGCGCCCGCTGTTAGGGTCAGTCTCAATCTAATGGTAGAAATCTTTGTTTCTGAAAGCGGAATGATCTCAAAATTAATACCATCAGAAGCCATACCATATACCATCGCGTTGTTAGCCAAAGCTAGACAATCACGAACCGCACTTGCTTCAGCAAGCATCTTGCCTGTTGCGGCTTGTGCACCAAACGTCACGTTCTGCATACCAAGTTGACGACCGTAGCCGGACTCGTTTGCGGCGCCCATAGCGTTTGACGGATATACTGCCTGAAACTGCCATGAAGTCAACTGAGTAATTCCACCCATATCATACTGCTCATCCTCAGTGATAACAAACTTCACGTTGTTCATGCCATTAGGCCCAACAACTTCAGTACCAGTAAATCTATGATTGATTTTTCTTAGAAGATCTATAGTAATACCACCAGTTGCATCTATGGTAATACCACCATCATTAGCGAAAGTAAGTTCGGTTGCGCCGTACTCACCATAATACACGCTTGCTACAGAAGCATCAATACCTACCTTATCCAAGAAACGATAAGATGCGTTCATCATTTCCTGAGTGATAAGGGCAGAAGGATTACTTGAAGTAGTCTTACGAAACCAATGTTCATCGTAGTCAACTTCGATAATCATTCTATCAGTATTTAATTTCCTGCGGAAGTAATTTGCGGCAACGCCTTGGGAAGCGGCGTTATAAGAATTGTCTATTCTATAATCGACCGGTGCGATACCGTCGATATACATTTGCTTACCCTCTACAGTAACTTCTGCGAAGCCACCGAAAAGGCGTGTTTCTCTTTGCTGAGGTATCTTTAGAAGATTACCTAGATAATCGTCCTTTAAGACAGTCTCGACTCCTGCATAATCTGCTCTAGCCATTGTGTCCTCCTTATTAGGTTTGTCAATAAATTTGTCACGTCTATTAACGATACCCGTTTAAGTCGGACGGTTTATGGCCGATACCCGCTCTATTACGGACGTTATATCCTGTAACTTAAATATACTCTATTTTTCACACTTTGTCAAACATATTTAAAAAATTTATGAAAATAAATCTACGCCAGCATCTTTTGCTTTTACACCAAGTTTTTGCATTTGTAAATTTATGTTCGCTAATTTCATTTTCTTAATATGCTCTGGTATCTTCTCATCAGTTTTAATAGCAATCTTCTGACTGGATAAAGACTGAAAATCCTGTTTTAAATTTCCAGTTAAACCAGCGGGCGCTGCCGGACTTCCCGGGATTCTATTCTCACCCGTATATTTATCATGGATATTTTTAGCCATTACAATCATTGGCATTAAAACATCATTATCCATATTCTCAAGTTTTGCTGCTAAGTGCGCTTTGTCACCAAGAGATTCACGCATAACCGACTTAAATGCTTCTATTGCAGCGGGCTTGTCTTCACCTAAAACTTCATCAGCTAACTTTTGAAACTCTAAATTTCTTTGCGCAGACGCATCAATAGTCGGCTTTGCTTTATCATAAATCAAACTCTCGTATTTCTGGACGATACGTTCGCCAACAGTTTTAGAAATACCCTCATCATGGAATATTTTTTTCATGTTGTGGTCAAGTTCGACATTTCTCTCAACCTCTTTAAGAGCCTCTATGCTCTGGAACTCATACCCTTCTGGATTGTCCGGTCTTCCCATGCGTTTATAAAAAGTATTTAATTCTTCTTTTGTAGCATTATCGCCAGGAATAACAACCTTATCTTTTCCAATTAGTTTTTGCGCCCCGTGCATTTTCTCCCAAAGATCGTCAACACTCTTTACTTCTTTAGCCCACGGTTCATTAATATATTTTTCTGGAACTTTAAGTCCTCTTAAACGTGGATCTCCTTCGCCCGTCGCTCCTGTTGGCCCTGCTCCTGTTGGCCCTGCTCCTGTTGCACCAGTTGGTGCTGGTCCTGTAGGTCCTGTTGCCATGTTGTTTTTCTCCTTTTAGTTATTCTTCCCAGTTATGTCTCTCTATTTTCTGTAGTGTGTCTGATTTAAAATTGTACCTTATCGTTTCCCAAACAGCCCCAGTCCCAAGGGCAACCAGAGTGTCTTCAACATCAATAACTCTATCCTTATCTCTACGAACACGTGAAATATCCCCACCACATATTAAAAAGAGATACCTTAACACTTTCATTCCTTCATCAGTAGCCGCCACGGCTTCAAAATCCTGGCGTACTTCTATGACTTTTTTCTCATACGCTTCTTTAGCAGCGTTTTGTTTATCGAGTACGCTTTGTTTACTAAAGACTGGTTTGTTCTCTTGCTCTCCTGTCATGTTTATTCCTCCCCTCCTGCCTTAGTTAAATTTCTAAGCGCGCCACTATTTGCTGCGGCCGCTTGTGCGTTGGCCTGATTAGCCGCGGCTATTTTTGCGTTTGCTTCTATCTTAGCCATTTCTAATTGTGCCTGTGCTCTGGACTTCCTAATAGTCTTCCTGTCCTCAAGAGAACGAACAACAATAGAATCGGTTGCGGTTAAGTTCTTTAACTTCTCTGCGGTCCCATCAGGATCTATAACATCAATAAAATCTTGGCTAATAGCCCCGGCCTCGCCCATTACAGATATAAATTTCAAGGTACTGTTAAGCTCCTCGTTATTCATAATCCTGGCTGCTGGTGAAATAAACTGAATTTCATACCAATCAAGCCCACTTATCTGGGCAGCTAGAACTTCTGGTGGTATTGCAAAAGGCGCAACACCATTTGCTAAAAGCAACTGTACTTTAGGGTCGGCTGTATCCTCTGGATTCACTACCCCTAAAAGACCCATACCAAAAAGAATATCAACAGATCTCGTAAGTGACTCTACCAAAAAAGCCATGATCTGAGTAAAAATAGGTGAGAGGGCGTCAGAACGAATCTGATCTCTCATAACTGCTTCACCCAAAGTCATGCGCTGTTTAGCATTTAAGTCATACAACTTATCCAAAAGAAAATAATCCGCCACTTCTTGTTTAAGCTGGGTCAGCCACTCATACATAACCCTAAGATCTCCAATCTCAAACAAAGGAAATATGGGTTTTTCTGTAGGAACAGTTCCAGCCACATTAAACACATTAAGCGCTCCAGCTGATAGATCTACGGCAAGACCAGCCAAAGAGCCATTATCATACATACCAAGCGCCGGTTGAGCAAGAAGCTCCCCACCGATCGCTAAAATCTCGGTGGCTATATTCACCTGAACAACAGTAGGTAAAGCGTCCATTCCAGGACTGCGGCCATAAGATTCATACTCTAATTTATCATGGAACAACACTTTAAGAGGCAGTGACTCATATCCGCCTTCTTCAAGATAAATGTTCTGGTCTGGCATAAATAAATTAGCTGCGTATGGCATCCCCAGTTTCCCTGCCTTATCTTTAATCTCCTTAGCTGATCTGGGTGTTATTGCTTCAGTCATAACAAACCTTTGAACGTGATCGTTGTTCTGAATAGCCTGTACGACTGCCGCGCCCGCGTTCGCCCCATATCGTTCAAACAACTCATCCGCGGACAAATTGTAATCAATATAGAGTTCCTTTATTTCACCTTCCTTATTGTAACCTATATAAAAGGATAATATAGACTTATTAAAATATTTTAAAGGACTGTGAAAATCCCCCTTCTGGACTACCAACCCAGAAGTCCCATATATAACAGACTCTAAAATAGTTTTAAAAAGTGAAGTTGTAAGTCTTGACTTAGGGCGCTCCATATAAATCGCAGTATCATCACTAATGCGTTTATAATATTCTTTAATTGTTTGGGTGTCCGGAAGGTGTTTTGAAGGAATAAGCCTAAACGTACCCTTCTCGTCTTTCCAAACCATACCCATAAGAGCGGACGCCATCTGTTTCGCGCTCTTACCCCCCACATTATCATTTATGTTTCCAGAGTTCTCAAACTGACCCTGCATGATCTGTGGTGTGTATGCTTGTTGATTCGCTTTTATCTGATAATAATACTGACTCAATTCTGCGTATTGGTTATTAAAATTAATTTTTGCAGTCTGATAACCTTCACGCGCACGTTTTAACTTCTCGAGCTTCGTGCCCCCAACCATAGGTTTTTCGGCCATAATTTTTTCTCCTTTACCTTAGCTTGGCGGAGCTTGTCGGTGTATCGGTATCGAAGCCCGTTGGCGAAGTGTATAAAACTCCTGATCTAAATGCTCGTTTCTTTGCTGCTGTTTGTGCTTCTGCTTCTGTAATTTTTCCAGTGCCTGTAGCCGCTTCAACTCTACTATCAACAGACCCA